GGTCGCAAGATCCTTCGCAATGCTAATCGTATCATCCTTCTCATCGCTGCGAATCATAACAATATGGATACTAAGAGAACTAAGAGTGGACATTTTTACTGGTGTACTTGCTGCTAGGGGCCTGCCCCCGTTCAATTTTTGCCCCCAAAATAGTAATTCCGCAAGGTATCTGGATCCTGCTTCTTAGATGCGTTATAATGAGAATCACTGCGAATCCTGTGATACGTTAATCTATCTGGTAGATTAAAGAATACACGGCCTTGAAGTGATAGACGACACCACAGATCATAATCATCCAAATTACAGAAATCCATAAAATCTACAAGAGACTTTCGCATAATAACAGATGAATTGATTATAGGATTATACTCTCGGAATACATTGATATCAATATATCCCGATGGTAAACTCGGACCCCCTGTCAGTTCTCCAAAATATTCACAATGTGTTCCAATTACATCTGGCTGAGGTACTACACGGTTCATCAAGTAGACTTGGTGAAGCAGTTTCAAAGGGTGCCACTTGTCATCTGCGTCTAAAATCGCAACCCACTCGTATTTCGCATCTGCCGCTAGCGCATTCAAGGCCTGCGCACCACCTCTTACGTCTAGATAGTTCTTCACTTGAATCCTCGGATCACCCTTACTCTCAACAATTGCCAGCGCCTGCTTGAATACATTGCTATCTGAACCATGTCCATTCACACCAATCATAAGTTCCCATTCATCGTACTCTTGATTTATAACAGAGTCGATTGTTTCATTCAAATATTCAATACCATTGTATAAGCGTATAATTACACTGATACAAGGGGGCATCTACATATAATAGGAAGCACTGTTTAATACGCAAACATCATTGTTCCACGCCCACCATAGACTCTGAATATATTATATGTCTCCGCATAGACATAGGTAGTATAACGATCTACATAGGTATCTGTCAAGGTACCGGTCTTTCCATGGAATCCCAGAGTCAAATTCATACGGAGAATCTTGTCAAGATTCGCCTCCCCCATCGGCATTGAAAATGGCGTGAATCCATTCTGTGATCCTAGCGGCAAATTATAATAATACCGATTCACAAAGGGAGCCTTTCTCTGCTCCAAGGCCGGCAACAGTGATCTGAAGAGTGCCACATTCTCTGTACTGTAGCGGTTCAAGGTTTCCGCATACTCCAGGGCCAACCAGCGAATTGGTTCAGAGAATCGCGTAGAAAATCCTGAGCGTATGATTCCATACTCATGGTCGTCGAGTTCTTGATTCAACCCCGATATATCTGGCCACCATGGCGCTAAGGGTATCTGATTATTACTCAAATCTCTCGTTGCCAAGAAATGCGCATTGTAGCCTGGAGCCTCATACCGCTGACAGAAAAAGAAGATATCTCGCGTCGGATTTGGTATTACTAATCGTATTCTCGCATTCGGATTATTTTCATTATCAACAGGCTTCAATGTATAATGCTGTAAAACTGGGACTTGTAGATCTCCAATGCGAAACCGATTGGCCTCTGGCTTATCCAGATAAACGTACTCCACTAGTAAGTAGGCATTTGTCAGATTTAATGTGGTCGGCATTCTTAGATTAGGGATTGCTACAACTGGCGTAGGTATGCTGGGCTCTAACCCTGCTACTAGAGTGCCAGCCGCATCTTGAGAATAGAATTGCGACCCTGCCATTGGCCAGAGACTCCCTCCCTCAGTAGATGTCTGAATCACATTTCCCACCGAATCAGTGACCCGCGAATCAGTGTAATATACAGAGTTCAGAGGATTATACTCAACTGTCAGACGTACCTCGTCTATGTTAAGAGCGTCTATCGGCAATAGACAGCCTGGGTCGCCTCGGCTAAACCAAAATGGTAAAGAAGTCACAACTGTCTGAGATGTTGTCTGAGTACCGAATGTCTGCTGCCCAAATCCGTTCAACTGTCTACACAGTTGTCTACTCGTCTCCACTTGCTTTTCTAGAGGCGTCTGAAATTCGTCTATGATTTCCATGAGTTTTCCAGGTATTGTGTCAACTAGAGATCCACCAATTGTAAGACTTACAGTATTAATTAAAGCGTGCCCCAGACTATTCGTCCAACTGAAATGAGGACCAATGAACCCTGGTGTGGCCTGAGCAAGTTTCTGAGTCGTCATGATATCTGGCATCTCAGTTACCAACAGAATCCGACCAACCAATTCTCCCTTCGTAGGTATACGTATAATGCTGGACTTCCCGAAGTTCGGCAAGGTGTCAAAATCAATCCATGACCACTGTGTGGCATATCGCCCCGCCTTTACTATAACTTTTATAAAAGCATCCAGATTTGGCTGGTCTTTTGGAGGCTGTAAACGCTCATCCTGCATTCCCGTGGAAACTATTTTTAATAAACTCGCTACCATTCCTGTAGATACCTCCTAATCTATAAATACCTTATTACAGATCCCGTTTTCAAACCGCAGCCACTGAAAGGCAAAGACAAATACACGGACTTCCCATTCAGATGACGCCTTTACCTCTAAGGTTAAACGTAGCGAATTCAGACGGCTCGCATTTATAGTACCCGTCGGATCATGCTGGCCTGGATGCCTCGCAAATGAATACCCATAGATATAGGAATCATAGGCCACCTTGCCACCCTTGTGCGCCCTTGAAATATGAGAACGAAACCACGATTCATCCTGATTTACGATGTCCATTCCATTCGCTTGAATCTTTGCTGACTGTAGCAAGGGTACTAGAGGACAATACACTGGATCATAGTCCTTCTCAAGTGTTCCCGAATAATTCGTCCAATCATTATTCAGTGTAATGGCATCCTTTCGCCTCAAGAACCATATTATCTCTTCTACAGGCTGATTGGCTTCTAAGGGTAACTGGATCAGAACTGTATCTTGGCCCGTCTTATTAATAACATATTTGAGAGGCTCCGTGAAATCAAATTGCTGAATCTCACGGAAGGGACGCTCAAAAGGCTGCCGTAAGAGCATCTCACGAAAAGGTCCATCCACAAAGATACCATAGGTTACAAGTTGAATATGACGTAGCCCAAATGGGGAATTAGGTGTGTCTACAGAAATCGATGGGCTGTTAGTTAGATTTAGAGTCACAGATTTTCCATATGGCGTATCATCACACGAAGCCCGCTGACCCGTTATAGATCTCACAATCTGATCCATGCGTTTCAGAGTTATCTTGACGCGCATCGTTCCACCACGACATGCGATCAATGGAAAGGTCGCGGTTAGACGTTCACGCAACATGGAAAAGACTAGTGGAACAGTTATCCACCCATCTTCCGTCGGAAGTGCCCTCGTACCATCTAGAGCCTTTACATCTGATAAAGTCTTGCGTCCCTGAACATCTGATACACCGACCTGTGTATTCAAATCTGGAAATAGGGTTGACACGACATTAATAGAGTCTCCAGTAATTCGCTCCAGAATCTGATCATCCACTTCTAAGGTTGCCTCATCTAGGATCGCTGTACCCAAGGAATTTATATAAGTCCACGCTTTTGTTGGGTCGCTGTATGTATATGAACCAGTCTCCAGACCCTGACGTATAAGACCAGTAAACCAATCACTCATCTGAATCTGAATGAAGATGCCCTGAATCAAATCGCCGCAATTTATATCACCCAACTCAAAGACAAATCGCTGACCGAGTTCGGCCGGTCCTCGAAATGTGAATTCTCGCATAACAGATGAAAAAGGAATCGTCCGTAGACTGTCATCCCTCGTAAACCGTGTGACATTTCCATTCAATGGAAAAAGTGTATTGTCTTGCTCATCACGACTGACTAAATCTAATAGAGTTGTTGCTTGCCCCCTGGGCTGCTTTGTTCCATAGGCATTATTATAGCCAATGTCCATCTACTTTAGCCCCGTGCTTCCGAAACCACCAGCGCCCCGCGTCGTCTCAGGAAGCGTGTCAACATAGGCTACCTCACTAATGTATCCTAGCCCTGGCGCAAGAATCTGAAAGAGTCTCGTACCAATCTCTACAGGGGCGAATGTGGAACCAACCGTGATTACAGGTGCCATCAGTTGCCCGCGATACGACATATCAATTATCCCTCGACTATTTGCCATCATGAAACAGGTCTTGTAGATTGATGACCTCGGCTCAAGAGTGAAATGGCTGTCCACTACAATAGTGCTTACATCAGACCTCGTAGTACGGAGCATCCGTGCCTTTACCCCAAGAGGTACAAGAGTTGCCACAGTGGTAGGATTGAGTTGCGAGACAATCTTCAGATCATATCCAGCATTATCAGGAGTTAGATACTCCACAGAGCCAACAGGAGGATAGTAAGGGGCACCCTGCTCTGTCACTAGGAGTTCAAGGCGATACGTAACTGACATTCTATACTAGGGTTAATCAGGCTGGCTGGTTCATTTTTTAGCCCAGGGTAAAATTGAACTTGACCTGCCCCACTGTGTAAAGTACACACTAAGAATGACGACCTATAGTGATATTCTTGAGTTCAAGTGCTGCTGTGTTCGTCATGATCCCATGTATCCTCCTCAACTTATGCTTTTGGAGAATCTACTCATGTTGATTGTATTCATTACACTTCATTACATTGCGTTCCTTATGGGATGGGATAATGTTTGCTTGGTAACTCTACTTGGCGTCTACTATGGTATGTATCAAGTAATTGTTGTATATTGCGCTGTAAATAAGTGTTATATCAATGGCCCATATAAACTCAATAATGACAGTGATGATGAGGATGACGATAAGACTGAGGATAAGGCTGAGGATAATGCGGATGATGAGGATGATGCGGATGATGAGGGTGAGGCAGAAGATGAGGCAGAGGACGAGGATGATGAGGATGACGAGTATGCCGATATGCCGCCTCTCATTAGTTTGAACGATGATACGTATATCTATAAGCAACTTCAGCAAGTTGTAGATGATACGAATGCCCGAAATGCGCAGCGTGCTACAATGGACACAAATGATATTACCAAGCAAATCAAAGATTCCCTCAAGAATCTACAAGAGATGATTGAGCTCGCAAAGGATCGTGCCTACGCCCAAGCAGAAGCGCAAGTAGGTATTCCAGAGTTCAAGGTAAACAAGCATGACTAATTGCCAAATAGAAGTGTACCCCTAGCATCTTCTACACGATAGACACCCCAACCAATAGTGATCGCTCTCATGGTCACTCTTTTTTGCTGTGTTGTCTGCGAAGGTAATGTATCTTTAATATCTATATATAAGGTTGGCTTATCGGCACTTGAGAAATTCAAGGTTCCTGATGGCTTTCTACGCTCTGGAGCCCTATATCCATACGAGGGACCTACAGCGAATGATATCCATGAAATGGGTATGCCAG